ATGGTTTTTGTTTTGGTTTATCACTTTTTGGTTCATCTTTTTTCTTAGCAGCTGCCTGTGCCTTTTGAGAACCAGGATGTCTTTTGATATATGCTGCTTGTTCTGCTGATGATAAATCACTCCACCAATCTTCTTTGACTAAATTTTTTAATAAATTACTCATTCTTATTCTCCACGAATTATATCGTTTATTATACTTTCAACTTTACAATACTTACCACAGGTTCTACCTTCTGTAATAGGTATTTCGTTTCCAACACTTTCTTTCATAGGATATAGAAAAGCTCCATGTGTAGATGGATTTGATACGAAATCAAATGCTATCAATTCGAAATCATCCCCTACTTGTTGCCCATCACCTTCTGCTAATGGTGAAACTGAACCCATACCACGAGAACTTATACCAAGTTTAATTCCAGCTTTAAATAATTCTGTTAATATATTACCACTTGGTGTTCCCAATACTTCAACCGTACCGATTAAATTCTTACCTTCCCAATGCATTTCGGTAATATTATGAGATACATTTTGTAAATTGACTACTGATGACTCAGGATGGTCTAACTCACCCATAGCTCTTTTTTGTTTAATAAACTGAGAATCATATTTATCAGATTCTCTTGCCAAAATCTCGTGTGGATACACCCTACCATTTTGATTTTTGGCATCTGACCTTTGTAGAACACCATGAACAACTAAACGACCATTATTTTGTTTAATTGATTCGTTTATCTGTTCTCTTGTTACCTCAAATGGTAAATAATCTACTATTAATTGTTTTGACATCATTTCACTCCTATCTCATAAAATCATATTCTTGATTTTTAAAAATTTCTTCAAATTCCTCAGCATAATCTTTTGCCAACTGTTTTCTTTGTCTTTTTGGAAAAACATCTAAATGATTTCCACCATAAGACCTAACATATCGTTTTGCACCATCATCAATTAAGTACAAAAATGCCTTTTGGGCTAATCTTTGACGATATTGACCTTTTTTCTTCTTTTTTGACAGATTTTTTAATATTGGCATGTATCTTTGTCTGTAAAGACTCGAATCGTTGTCAATATAGAGCTTTAATTCTTTCATTTCTTCTGAAAGACTAGCCTCTGTTAATAAATCTTTGAGTTTTATCACTAACTTTTCCTCATCATAATCTCGTGTCTTAAATCTTCAAGTTTTTTAATCCACAAGGTTAACTTTTCAATCATATAGTTTTTATCAACATCTTTCTTCTGTATTTCTGTATGCCATCTTTTTAGCATCGTTGAAATACCAAACAAAGAGTCCATAAAAGACTTTCTGTTCTGTTCGAATGACATAATCTTTAATGTAGCTGACCAACTTTGTTTGCTAGTTTTACTAACCTCTCACTTATTTTGTGTAAAGCCTTATGTGTATTCTTCCAATATGACCTTGAGTCAACATTTAACTCATTTTTTAATCTAACATTATATCTGACAAGTCGCTCTAACTCAGTAAGACTATCACGAGTCTCTCTCATTGCCATTCCAATTTTTTGTTTAGGGGACATAGAATCATCATTACGAAAATCATGATATCTACCTTCTTTTCTTAATTTAGGATCTTTTGGTTTAAAATTATCAGTACCAATTGTTGGATCCTCGTGTCCGTCTTGATATCCAGCCTTTTTCTTCTTCTTACCTTTTTTATTACTACCCTTGAACGAATGTGGTGTTTGATATTCACCACCAGCAGTTGCGGTAGAGTTAGCCTCATCGATTTCTTTTTTAATCAGTTCTCTAATGAGGTTACGGAATATATCTTTTTTAGGAAGTGACATTCCTTATCTCCTTAATAAGTTCATAGTACCTCATTAATGCAACTACTTGTTTATCTTTAACAATTCTACCTTTAGAAATAGTTGATGTCTGTTTTATTGCCTCAGATAATTTAATTTTTGTAATGTCATCATCCACTTTAGGTAAAATTTTTGTAAGAATTTGTTTTACTTTCTTCACTTCACCATCTATAAATTCTCTTAATGAATTAGTATTAGAAATATTATTTATATATTCCTTTAATAGATTTCTTTGCATAGAATTAAGACTCTTATACTTACCATTAAAGTTTTCAACCATTAACTGATAAGATAATGCCTGTATGTCTTTGTCCTCTTTCTTGAAATCAATAAGACTTTCTGAATCTACTTGAACTTTCTTAACTTTATTACGAGTTATGTGTTCAGTAATACAAAATGAACTATCCACTTCATCTGCTGGGTTGAGAAAATTAACAGTTTCTGCCATAAATAATTTGTAAATTGAAGCATATACTTTATAATTTGGAATTCGTGCCCTAAAAAAGTCTCCTACATTATAATTTTCTTTAATCTCTTTTATAAGATTGTATTTTTCGTTTCGCAGTTTTTTATTTTGTAACTTTTCTCTTGATTTTAATACTACTTGTAATAATTTTTCTGCCTTATGAGACGATTTATAATTTTCCTTTAATAATACCTGATAAAGTTGATTTTCTTTCCCAAGTTCTGAATTCTCATTAAAGAATTTTTTTAGTAACTCGACTGATTTAGAGGTTTCACCGCCACTTATCATATCTACGGTAATTTGACGGGATAATAATTCAAATAGTATTCCCGTATTCTTAATCTTCGAGTGTTTTACTCGTTGGCCCATAATTTATGCTCCTAAATTGTATATTTCTTCATCTATAAATATAAAAACTTCTAATAATTCATCATTTAAGTTTCACTTAAAGTCGAATCTACCTCATTTTTATATTCTTGTTCCACATCTGAAGTTTCTGTGATTATTTTTACTTCTTCCTTACTGACTTTACCTAAACTTTTCTTCAACGCATCATAGTGTGCCAATGCAATTCCATATTTTGGACTTCCACTACCACCCTTTCTCTTATCATGACTACCAAGTGGATCTCGACCTCTGACACTTGAGTCCTTTCCATGTTTAGGACCTTCCTTTGGACGACCACTTCCTGGCCACCCATCGTCTGGCATATCCATTTCTAATTCACGACTCGTTCTTGCTGTTCTTGCTCCTGGTGGTTGTGGTCCTGGAACTCCTGGCATTCCACCCTCTGCTCCACCAGCGTCCATCATTGCTCCTTGAGTTCCGACTGCTTCATTACTTTGAACAGGATCATTACCTTCCATTTCAATCTGTGACCATCTGAATTTTCTCTTTTGGTCTTTAAGTAATCCGAGCCTAACTTCTTGTTTTTCTTCTTCAGTAAATTTAAAAATATTATCGTAAATCCAATCTGTATCTGCTATCTTAGAGTCCATCATAGATTGGGCTAAACTTTGTTTGTTATTCCACAATTCAATCTTTTCTTCCTCGTATATCGTGGATGGATTTTTTAGATTCAATTCAAAATTGACAAGTTCTTCATCTGTATATCCTTGTGAATATAAATGTACTATTGCAATTTTGTGTAATTCACTAACAACAATCCTCTGTATCCTTTCGATTGTTCTGGCAAATCTGACATCCTCTGCTGCTAATGTTGCCTTACTACCTGCGGCTTCATCATATCCAAGAAAAGCCTTTGGAACTTTTAATGCTGCCATTAACTTATTTCTCAAATATTCAATATCATCTACAGCCTCATAAGTTAATCCTGCCAAACTATCTATCTGAGTTCCACTATCTCCACCACGAACAGGTAGGAAAAAATCTTCTGTAAGATTTTGGATATTATATTTTAGATTATACTCACCTGTAGCTTGGTCTATAACTGGTGCCTTTTTCATCTTATTAATTATCTTTTGCATAAAGTTTTCAACTTCTGCAGGTGGTATGTTTCCTATATCAATTTTGAATACTCTCTTTTCAGGTGCTCTCATAATACGATGTATCAACATAGCATCTTCCATAAGAGATAATTGTTTCCAAATTTTACGAGCTCCTTCAATCATACCTTTACCATAAGGTAAAAAGTTAGAGTCTGATAATAATCTAAAGTGGGCTATTTCAAAATTTTCTAATGTCTTTCCTTCTGTCATCCGTGAACTATGTCTATTATCACCATTTTCAACCATAAATTGTGTAAAGTATGGGTTCTCTGGATCCTCTCCTTCAAGACGAGTCACATCATAAGGTGAAAGTGGTACTACATTTGTAACTCCATACTTTTCCTTGATATCTAAAAATAGATAAAAATCTCCGTACTTACACATATTTCTAACCCAAGGCCATAAATTGAATTCTATATTCAATACATCATAAAATAAATTGTGTAATATATCATGAATATTTTCGTTATCTGAATTAACTTCTAATATTTTACCATATTCATTTTTCATTGTGGATTCGTCTGCATATATATCAAGTGCACTTGCTACTATTGCATCATTATCCATTTCCTCATAATCTCTAAACAACCCAAGTCGTTGTGATTGGAAACTAATTGATTGTGCGTGTCCGTAACCACCTGTTGCCTGAGAAGTGTGAAGTCTTGACCACCTGTCTATAAGATTGTTTCTTGTTTGTGCTTGTACTTTTCCTGTATCGGCAATCTTTAACCTTCTACCACCTGCATGTCTTACGATTACATTCGTGGAAAAAAGTCTTTGTAGTCTACTTCTTAGATTTGTTTTTGCCATTTTATCCTCTATTATTTAATTAACCAAGTTAGATCTTCTTGTTCCTCACCAACTTTCATTGTCCAAGAATCATTCTTATTATCTTGTGGTGTGTAAACTGCTTCATAATCTAACATTTTACTTAGGACTGTTTTTTGTAGGGCGATTCCCTCTGCGTTCAACCTTAGTGCAGTATCTCTTACCCACAATCCAATTGCCAAACTCATTGCAAGGTCATCATTATATCCTTCCATTGCTTCGGCTCTGTTGTTGTTCCATATAAATACAAATAATTCATCAATCAATCTGTCCGAATGAACGATAACAGCCTTCTCTCTGAAATATTCTTCTAATTTTGCGATTACTAATGGTCTTGTTTTCATTGTCATTGAAAAACCAGGAACCATTTGTCTTTCGGAATTTCTATATCGGTTTGTTACTTGTCTTGCGACATCAACATACCTTAAATCTTTACTTGTATAAAATAGATTATCATATTCTCTATCAATTACTTGTTGAATGGCTGCCCAACCAATACTTGAGTTCTCAATAACAAGTAATGCGTTGTTATACTCCATAGCAGTATTCATACATAAATTACCAAAATCCTTTGTAGAAAGTTTCCCCTTGTATTCTGCAACTTGTTCCATACTCTCTATTTCTATTACATGAAATGCAGAAAAGTCGGCACCATCACCACGAGCAACATCAGCTGCCACTACATAACTTTTTGTATAATCTGGCTGTCTAAATATCCACAAGTTACTATCTATTCCTCGTTTCTCAACTGCTTCTTCAATTTGTGTCTTTTTATATTCTTCAAGAATTCGTGCGTCAATAACACCTTGACCAGAAGTGATGAAGTCACAATCACATTCTTGTGCTGCTCCACTCGGTCCTAATAACTTATCTTGTTCATCTCTCCAATCTTGTTCTCTATCGGGATGTACCGTCCAATGTAATTTAATTGTATTCCAATCATTCTCACCTTCTTCTGCACCTACCCAAGTTTTATGAAACCAATTACCAACACCATTTGGTGTGGATAGTGCTATACATTGTCCACCAGTTGATAGAGTACTTTGTGCAGCAGTCCATATTGTATCAATCTTGTCGATAAATGCTGCCTCATCAATCACAAGTAAAGATAGTGCCTCTGAACGACCTGCGTCCTCAGTACTTGATATTGCTTTTACTTGTGAACCATTTGAGTATCGTAATGATAATTTATTATCCTCAACACAACCTGACCTTACCCAACTCGGTAGGTTTGCGTGCATCACTCGGATTTTAGTAACCAAATTCTTAGCGGTATCTTGTTTAGTTGCTATAACCAATATGTTCTTGTCTGATTGAAATGTCATCATCCATAATGCATATCCTGCAGTTAATGTTGAGATTCCCAACTGGCGTGCCTTTAAAATGATGTTGTAATTATTATCTTTAAATTGATTCAATGATGATTCTTGAAATGGATATAGTGCAAATGGTACTTTTCCTTTCATTGGATGTTGAATTACAGCGTACTTTTTTAAGAAGTATACGGGATCTTTTGCACACTTTATATATTCTTGTTTAATTACCTCTTTGAGTTTATTATCCATTAATTTGCCAAGTCCACTATCTTAATACCAAAATAAGTTGGAACAATTACTGATGCTGCTCCATAGGTAAAGTACAACCATTTATTTTCATACCAACTTGGTTTTGCTAATTTTACCATCTTTTCGTTTGCATCATTTTGAGCCCGTAGAGATTCAATTTGTTTTTTCTGAGCAACTAACATTAGAGAATCAACATTAGTCTGTTCTTCTAATTTAGCAATAACAGAATCAGATTGATTGATGGCTAACTTTTGAAATTCTATCAATGTATTTGCCTTTGCAATCTTTTCTTCCCATTGTGCATCACGAGCCTTTAACATTTCTAACGCTTCGTCATATGTAAATGAAGTTGGTGTTTCACCATCCTTCTGTATTTCTTGTCCAAATAATGGAATGGATAATAGTAATATCCAAAGATATTTCATATTAACTCCTATCTGTGTAATACATAAACTACACCACTTGAACCAATCACTACTTTTCTTGTTCCGATTGGATAAAGTGTATCTGCCGTTAATGCAGTTCCTGGTATTGTTCCACCATTTGCAGCGTGAATAACAACATTACTTACATCCTCACATATAAATGCGGCTCCAGCGTTTGAACCAGTCGCATGAAATGTTGTTGAAGAAGCAACTTTTGTTATTTTATTGTAATCACCAGTACCCTTATATGCTGGTTGAGACCTATGGGTACTTGGATAAGTTGGTGTTGCCATTTAATTTCTCCTTGTATGTATATAATTATTTAGATTTAGAAAACTTCCTTAAAAAGGCTGCTGCATCATCTACATCATCCTTTTCAAAAGTTACTTCCATTTTCTTCACTTCGTTTTTAGTACGAGTGAGTTTTCTTTTTAAATTTGTTATTTCTTTTTTATTTTTGGTTTTATTTTCTTGTAGTTTTTCAACTTCCTTGGCTACTTCTTTTTCTTTTTTCTTATGTTCCTTAATAACCTTACCAAGTTCTTCTACTTCTTTTGATTTTTTAGCACTCAAAATAGTGCTCAGACCAAAAAGTCCCAAAATACCAACTAAAAGTTTCTTTAAAAAATCCATATTTACATCTCCATTATTTGTTTGTATGTAGATTTACCCTCTAACTTTTTAGTCTTAGCTGGTTCATCAAATTCACTATCATCGTTTTTATCATATTTTCCGTATCCGTCCTTATCCCTAACAATTTTTTCCTCAACAGATTTAAGTATTCTAAAGTTGACTACCTTTCTTCCGTTTATTGTTGGCATTCCATGTTCATCTTTACCAATATCTTTAACTTTAATTTTTTTATTTTTGAATCTACCACCTAAAATGGTATCTCCAACATTTACATCAATTGTAATGGCCATTATTTAACTCCTTTTGGTAACAAATCCACTAACTTTGAACCTTTCCATTCTCTACCTTTAACCTTACCCATTATTCTATGGTCTTTCCACTTGTTCCATAGTTTTTTATTACTTGCAAATACGGATTCTCCCTTTGGATTTACTTGTCTGTATCCACTTGCACTTCCCATTTCCTTTGAACCAGGTTCTGGAGTTGCTGGAACTCCACCACTAACCGTTCCTTCAGGTGGTGTTGTAGGTTTAATTAATGTGTCGGATGTCGTGATAAAATTTGCTGTCTCAGGTGGAATGGTATACTCTTGTTTTCTATGAAATCCGTGTATCCCATAAACCCTTTGTTTAGGTGATAATGGTGGTGTATCATCTCTCAATTCATCTGCCTTAATTTCTGAATTACCATCAGGATCACTTAAATATTTATACAATTTACCAGCATCTCTTTTTGCCCGTCTTTCGTTATTTTGACTATCGGGTCCTCCATAAATATTATCTGATGCTGGAAAATCAACTTGTTGCATCCCACGAGTTAAACTTGCAGGTCCTATGTATCGTCTTTCACCTCTTTTGGTAAACAATCCATCTGGCCATGCATCACCCGTAGTGATACCAGCACCATATCCTGAAGTACCAGTTGGTGAAGCTTCATTAATTAACTTCCACAATTTTTGTTCAAATATATTCATTAGTTTCTCCAACTAATCATAAGGTTTTGTCCGTCAAGCTTTTCCGTTACATTATCTTCACGATTTAATTGACCACCTAAACCTCGTTCTATGATATTTTTTAAATCTTTAAATGTTAAATCCTTATCATCAAAAGGGTGTGCCATGTGTCCGTAAGCACCACCTTCTGTAAGTAATTCTCTAAGTTCATCATTCCACCAATCCTTTGAAAGTGGTGAATATTTTTCAACATGAAGTCTTGGTCGTTTTTTAGTACCACTAAATTTCTTTCCACTTTTCTTTGCTGCTTGATTGGTTCTCATTTCATTATCTTCTTGACGACCTTGTGCATCAATACCAGATGCAACTGGTGGTCCTGCTATCAATTGGTCTTTATCAACACCCATCCATTGTACTACTCTCCAACCTAACGGCTCCATTATATCTCGTAAAGTCTTTTTATACTTATTCACTTTACCATGTGAAATAGGATTTATTGCTCTGTGAGACATAGTATAATCTTCTTCAGGATCCATTGCCCCATCACTTAATATATAGTCAATTACTTTCCAACCCAAATCATTTTGTAATTGTGTTATCCAATCTTCCGTTTCTTTTTTATATTGTCCCAATGAATGATAAAATGTAGGTGGGCCGTCATCTGTTGGTGAATTTTTACCAGGACTTGCCTCGTTTAAAATATCTTTAATATCATTCTCAACTAAAAAATCACCAATGACATCACCACTAAATTCTTTTAAATAATCTCTCATTTATCTAACCACCTTTTCCATTTACTATAATCTATAAAGTTTCTGTGTCCTTTTGGTGGTATTTCTTCTAAATTTTTTGGTCTACCCGTTCCACCCTTTTTAACAATGATTCTAACTGCCTGTTTCTTTTTTCTATCTATAAGAAATACACCACCTGGTAAGTTACTAATCTGCATTCCTTTTTCAGCTCTCACCATAGTAGGCTTATCTCTGTAAATCATCTTGTTACCACCAGGTCCAGCAGTAGACCATTGTCCAGTAGGTTCTTTATCACCACTAGCAACATAAAGATTGAATGGTTTCTTTACAAAAAAGTGTTGTGTATCACTTCCATATAATTGATGTTTGTACACCTCTGATACTATCTCTTTTAATTTAATCATCTTTTTTCCAAGTTAAATGCTCTCGTTAACATTGCACCAGCATGTTGAAGTTCAAGTCGGGCTTTATCATACTTTTTAAAGTATCTCAGTAAAGTTCTATTCTTACTCTTTTTAATATCATTTTCTAATTCATACCAAAGTCGTCCATCTCGTGCCTTATGAATATAATCACTTCCAACTCTGAGTAATTTTTGGTGATTCATAGAAATATCATCAAGGTCTACCTTTTCTTCTAATAATTTCTTCATTTTAATCACTTAATTTCTCCGATATATACTTTCACACATATAAATATTAAACTTCTAAACTATTGAGTTTTTCTTCCACTTCTTCTTTCATTTTATTTAATTCTTCAAGCGACTCAGCTGCCATTACTTCAACTTGTTCTTTATTATTACTCCAAGTTTCCTTGTGTAATTCTATGTCCTTAACACCAACTTGGTCATATGCCACCACTTGTTTTGATGCGTCTTTTTTCCAAACTTCTATACTTTCTATTTGGTCTTTAAGGTATGCAAGTTGATTATTCAATATTCTTTTGTTTTCCCATTCTTCATACTTACCCTCAAGTCTTAGTTTATGTTCAAATTGAAGTTGACAATCAAAACAATGTCCATTTAATCTATACATTTTATCGTCATTTCGGTGTTTCATTACCTTATTACATTCAGGACAAAACCAAGGTGTTCTTGCCTCTTTTAACGCATCCGCTCTATCACTTTTTCGTTCTCTTTCTAATCTTGCTTCCTCTGACCTTTCCTTATCTTCTTTAGTATTGGTCATCTGAACCATAATTCTTTTTGGTGCTTCCTCACCTCTCAGTATAGCTTCTCTTGCTTTCTGATGTCGTTGATGTTCTGTTTCCATAACTCTAACTCCTTTGTAACGAATCAAGTTTCCACTTGAATCTCAATTCTTCAAGTTCTTGATCTCTTTTCATTAATTCTATTTCGGCTTGAATCGATTTTACCTTATCCTCTTGTTCCATCTGTGTTTCTAATGCCGATACCCTACTTTCTAACTTATACCATCCACCACCTAATGCACCTAACAAACCAATAATATTAATAATAAACTTAATATTACTCATTTTTTTCATCTTAAAGATTTCTTGTATATCTTCGAAATCTTCCATTAGAATGTCATAAGACCTGTTATTTGATTGATTGGTGCGAATGCTCCTGTAAATTTGTAGGTCTTACCATTATATTTAAAAACTATTCCTTCACTCGGAACTATTGCTTTTAGTCCACCAATCTTATTTAACTTGTCTAATTGTAATTTTAAAGTATTTAATTTTTTCAAATCTCCACCAGCACGAACATTTTTAATTGCGGAATCTAATTGTTTCTTCACTCTCTGAACCGTGGAGTCAGGATTGGCTGCTAACCAACCACTTACATTTGTCATTATTTCTGCTCCAACCTCAAAGAACAATTCCTCAAATGGTTTCATATTTTGTTTCACCATTTTAGAATGGTCTACTTTATCCGTAGTCAATACCCAATCTAAAAATTCAGGATGATTCTTAAAATCTTTTTTAATCATTGGAATTTTATATGATTTGTCAAAGAATGCCCATCTTTTCGTTAAATTCTTTAATGGTGTCTTTGGAATTGTAAATCCGTGTTGTTTTGCTGCGTTAAATATATATTCTTCCCAATACCTTTGGTGATACATAGCCAATGTATCGTTATCTTTTAAATTATATTGTTTTTGTAATCTATTTAATTTATTTACAAAATATTTTTTTCTTTTTTCAAAGTTTTGAGATTTAGGTACGGTTAAAAAGTTTGGTTTTCCAATCTTATATCGTTTCTGTATGTTTTGGTTGACTTGTTTAATCATACCAGCCAACATTCTTGCACTATCTTTGACCTCACCTATAGCATTTCCATTATCATCATATTCTATTGCCCCGTGAAATACAATTTCGGCCTTGTCATAGTTTATCACATTTGCTGACTTAGGCCACATAACCTCAAGATTCATCCAAGCCCTACCATTTTTAAATATCTTTTCTCGTTGTTTTGCAGAAAGTGAACCTATGGCTCGTTCTAAGTCTTTCATAGCAAAACTAAATGCATCTGATATATCACCCCTACCTTTAAACTTAGAAATTATTCCACTTGTACTTAAAGCAGTTTTACCACCATTTTTTAAATGTCCCTTGTTCCTTGCGGCTACTAATTTTTCTGTAATTAAATTCTCTTTAATCTCAAATAACTTTCTGAACTTATTGGTCATCATATTGTAAATACCTTGATTAAAATAACCAAAGGCATCTTTGAATAACTTTTTTCTTTCTTTATCGGAAAACTTAGGTGAACCGAGTAATTCTCTCATTACCGTTCCACTAACTTCTTTTCCACCAACTCTTACTGATTGATGTGGGGCAGTCATAAAGTATCCGTGTTCTTCATATCCCTTTAGATTATTTTTATTCTTTTTATAATCTTGAAAGTATGATAAACCACCACCTTTCTTTTTACCACCTGCTAATCTACCCGCGTCCTTTTCTCCAAATATATATATCACGGCTGTGGTCTCGGAATCGTATTTTTTTAGCACATTATTTGCTACTAATGGAACTTTTTCCTTGATAATACGATTCTTAGGAACACCCATCTTGGTCATATGTCTAACTTTTTCACTATAATTCATAGGATGTTTAGGTGGTTTTTTAATGTCTGATGTGGTGATGTATGCATCATCTACTTTTGACTTTAACCACTTGTAAGTCTTTAAGTGATGTGGGCCAAATGGTTGATATCTACCACCATAGATACCAACAACCTTTTTAATTTTTGATTTTTCTTCCTTAATCAATGGTAACTTATGCTCCTTTAAAATTGGATTTACAAGTTCTGCTACAAGACTACTTTCCTTTTTGACCTTTTTCTTTACCTTCTGTGGTTTTGGGTTTATAGGTCCTTCTAAGTATTTTCTTGATATCATATCCACTTTACCCTTTTCTTCTCTCACAACTACTTCTGATAAATCATCTGGTTCTGTTAGAATAACCGTAACCACCATCTTTCCATTTGGTAACCTAACTCGTTCTACTTTTCTGACCTTTGCCTTTGATTTAGAACTACGAGTTATTTCTCCTTCACCTTGAAAATCCTCTCCTTCACCATCAATAAAGGCACCTCTAACTTCTCCATTTGAATTTGGTTCTATTCTAAATACTATTGATGTTTGTTCTGGATTATCATCATCGACATCTGCAAAACCTCTTGCAGTTTCGGCACTTGTACTAAATCCACTTGAACCATGTCCACTTTCATCAGGTATCTCAGCCATCTCTCCTTCTTCGAAATCAGCTAAGATTTGTTCTGCTACATCATTCGGAACTGATATTCCCCTTTCTATTGGTTTGTCAACCTTAGTAATGGTAGTGTGAGAAATTTCACTAATTCTTTCGTTTCTTTCTTGGATTTCTTCTCTCGTATGAGTTCCATCTTCTACGGCCCGTTCTTGAGCCTCAAACCCACCAAGTTGTTTCCAACTTGCAATATCTTCTTTAATTTGTTTTCTTTCTTTTGGTGTTCTTTTCTTTTGTTGTTCTTGCCATTGTTCTGTCATCTTCTTATCATGTTCTTCCATGTCAACACCACCATCTCCTTTTAAATGGAAGTCATCCATAAAATGTTGTTCATCTTCTTTATCTCTAATCACATCAACACCATCTACCACATTTGGTTTTCTATCTGGTCTGTTTCTCTTTTTTTCCTTTTCCTTCCTTCCCTTTTCTATATCGGCGAAAGATGGAGCTTTAAATTTTGGCATTTTAATTTTTGGAATTTTAACTTTTGGTTTGGATTTTGCCTTTGAGGCACCAGCAGGTTCACATCCTGTATCTTCAGGATTCTGTCCAACCCCACAGGCCGCTTCAAGGAATAATTCCATTTCTTTATCTATGTTGATGTTCTTCATCTTCTTCCACCTATATCCATAGTTTGTGAGAACTTCTTGAGTTTTGGAAAAGCTCTAAATTTACTCAATTTATCTTGTTTTGTCCATTTCATCTTATCAAATACCTTCATTCTCATGTGTTGTTTTACTATGTAATAAATATCAGCAACATTACCACCCATTGATTTTATCCACTTCTTATACTTCAATACAAGTTTAGCAGAAACTTTCTCATGCCCATAATGTGTCCAAAAACCTTTCTTGGGATGTAGTTTTGCAGTTTCATCTTTACCGATATCATGAAATAGTGCTGATAATGCAAAATCTATATCACCTGTTTTGAGTGCCCTATTGGTAACGGCAATCGTATGTTTCAACACATTACCTTCGGGATGATGGTCTCTCCTTTGTTCGTAATTTTTAAGATTGTAAACTCTTTTCTTTAAATCACTTGGTAGTGCATTATAAATGTCTTTGAATTTCTTCGGTTTTTTCCGAACTGCTATTTCATTTAAGAATTTATCTTTTTCCATATTTTGTATTGCCTTACCTATGTCCTTTCCTTTTAAATCGCTTGGAACATCACTACCTTTTACTGATAGTTTAAACCTAACTAATTTTTTAAAATCTTTTCCAATGTATTTACCCCATTTCAAAATTTGACCTTTACTCAAATTGGTCTTTTCTTGAAACTTTTTAATCAAGAAAATATTCTCAGGTTTAAAATTCTGTAATGAATTCAAAAACTGAATATCAACTATTTCTTGATTAGGATAGGCTAAACCATTCAATTTCCTTATTGAATTTACATCATTTTTTCGTAAAATCCAAGCTAAAAATAAAATATAATCGTTTTCATTTATGTATGGAACTTTAACTTGAAAACCAGGTAATATCTGTTTTGTAAATCCCAACGAATCAGCTAATTGTAAATACCTTTTAGTTGATTTTGCCTTTCTAATTGATTTCACAAATTCATCTCTGATTCTTTCCTTACTCACACCTTTAAGACTTGGATTTTGTCTTAGTGCCTTTTCTGTTTCCTTTCCTAACTTACCACCAAGTGCACCTTGAAATCTTAATGCTCTCATCTTTCTCAACGGATCCTCATCAAATCTTTCGATAGGTTTTCCAACCGTTCTGATTTTTTTCTTTTTCAAATCAGCTATTCCACCAACCAAGTCTACAATCTCACCTCTATCCATATCATAGAACAACGCATTTATGGTCAAATCTCTCCGTTTAACATCACCTTCGATGTCGGTATAATCAACTGAACTTGGGCGTCTCCCTTTACCAATATCCTTTCTGAATGTTGCTATTTCATGTCCGTTCACTATCACGACACCGAATTGTTTTCCAACCTCTACGGTTTTCAATCCACCTTTCTTTGCTATTGCTAATACCTCGTCAGGTTTAGCATCGGTGGCTAAATCAAAATCTTTTGGGTTCTTTCCTAATATTGCATCCCTAACTGCTCCACCAACTACGAAAAGTTTTTTCTTGTTTTTCTTAAAAAGTTTGTGTATATTCTTTATGTCAGAGGGGATGTTGAGCCTAAATTTAGAATACTCATTCAACGGAATTAAATTAGAAAGATAAATCATTACCACTTCCAACCTAACATTGTTTTAGTTCTTTTAAAATTATCTGCTGCTTGTTTCATCCCATACTCTTTATCTTTTCTTGGATTCCAAGTATCTTTAAACCATCTTTTTGGCATTCCCTTAAAGGCGTGGTCTGCATTATGTCCAGCAACCATAGTTTGCCAATCTTTAATTTTATTACCATCTACAATCCAAACATGCTTAAATCTTTTTCCTTTGGAAGTCCATTTATTTTGAACTGAACCAAATACGACTTTTGCTCTTTTATTGTGTTGATTGGTCATGTAGTATTTCCAAGCCCACGAAACACATTCACCACAGGCAATAACTTTTTCTGATATTAGTTGTCTTAGTTTAATCATACTTGGTCTAATTTACCTTCTCGTTTTTTATACCACTTACGGAATTGTGCTGGTGTTCCTGTTGTTAGTGGTTTACTACCACTTGCCCTTGATAGAATTTTTTCGAGTTCAGGTTGAATCTGCCACCAATCACTCTGTCTTGTAATTCTCTCCATTACAAAAACATCTATAATTTTAGGATTGTACATAAGAATTTCATTCCACCAAGCACTCGGTTTATCTTCTGGATTTATAAGATTCTTTTTTATTTTTGATTTATTCTTCATCAACCACTTGTTTTGCCAATCAAACCACTCTTTTATATATTTAGCAACGAGAGTTCCTGATTCTTCTGCCGTTAATCTTTTATAATCATCATATTCTATCCTATCAGGATCAGATAAAGGTTTGGACAGCCATAAATTCTCAAATTTTTTATCTATTTTTCTAATCTTATCTTCTAACTTTTCAAGTTTCTTAAACAATCCAGCCCTTTTCATTGCATTTTTAAAAATCATTCTATCACCAGTTATGTAATGTGATTCAATCCACCTACGACCAGTTTTGTCAGGTACCGTATCAAAGTCCATATATCTTTTTGCTAATAAATGTCCTTGTAGATAAAAAATAACACCACCCGTGCCAGTCTGAATACCTCTACCTTTTGCCAATGGTGAGTCGTGATTCGCACGAGTAAATGTTGATATGGATTTTTTCTTACCAAGTATCCGTGTTAATGAATTAAGATTGTTAGGATTTGTTACATGAAAGGAACTAACAGGTATTTTACCAAACATCTTTTCGTGTAATTTAGGATAGAGTGCTATCTTATCCCCATACTTTAAATTTGTTAATGTTGTTTGAGTATGGGCAGGAAACCACTTATTACCTATCCAAACGGGTCCTCTACTCTCAGTTAATAAATCTTTTAATTTAATCATCACATATTTCCTTACTTGCGTAATCACTTAAAACATCTGGTAGAAAAGCGTGAATAAAAAGTGCTCCACTAATTTTCATAGCCCTCCACCAATGTTCAAAGTATCCCACTTCTTGGTCTTTTAAATGTTTATTCACTTTCAAAATCCGTTGAATAATCTTGACCACCATATTTATCCCAACTTGCTATGGCGTCATAAAAATCTTCATATTTAAGTCCAGTATTGACAACTTTTTTTATCACTTGAACCCTCTGTATATTTTTATCTTTATCTCCTTTGTATGGATTATCCGCCTTTGGAAAATCAAGTTGAGTATATCTTCCCTTTTCAAACCAAGGTTCAGGTTTATTACTATCCACTCCTAACTTTCGTTTCTTTTTAGCACTTGTCCAACCCGTATCGGGTTCACCTGCGTCTGCACCAACAGTAGAACCATTATTGTGAGAATACTCGTTCAATATATCTACAAGTTTAATCACTATCTTCCTCTCAACATCTGTTTTAAATCTTTTTTGGGAATAAGATTTTGTTTCTCAATCCACTTTTTTGCTTGTCTATTTTTTATTGGTTTATTTAAGAATTTCTTAACTCCTTTATCAACTAACATATTAAACTTTTTCTTTGCCTGTTCAGGAGTTAAATGTTTATTATTATCCACAATTAAAAAGTTACTTGCCCCAAACAATCCTTGAAAGTATGCCAAATTTGATTGTACATCTTTCCAACTATCTTCAACTATATCTGCAGGTAATCTTCGTGGTCGTGTTTCGTTTCTTTGTTGTGCAACTTCTAATGAAGTTGTTATAAATACCATAAATGTATCATATCCTAAATTCATCAATTTAGTTCTTTTCTTCTTAACAGATTTAAATTTATGACCTGTTCCGTCAATTATAACTCCCATTCTACCTTCTAAATACTTTTCTAATCTAGCTTTACTCAATTCTTTTGCATATCCTCTCATTCCACTATAATCATCGTATTCAGGATCTGTAAGTTGTCTGAACAAATCTTTAGGCATATTATCAATATCAAGAGTTCCAAAGTATTTTTTTAAAAACAATTCTAATTCTTGGTCTTGATTGACCATTTTTAGTCCATACTTAGATACATTTATCTTTTCAGGTATACCAAATAGTTGTTGTGCAACATATGATTTACCACTACCAGGTCCTCCAGCCAAAAATATAGCCTTAAATATACCTGGATCTCGAACTCCTTCATTCAACAAATCCATCAATTTTATCATAAGCAAACTCCGTTTAGGTGTAATGATTCACTAATAAATATAAGGAAATAGAAATATTGGAAGTTATTTAGTCTTTGAGATTTGTATAATATTGTCCAACTACAAACTTTGTATTGGATGTTGGTGAATTAATATCCCAATTTGGATTGTACTTTGATATTGGAATTACTCTAAAATCAAAACTAACTCTTGTCAAAGTTGTTTTGTTGGGTTTATTTCCATGCATACATTTGTTACCATTAAACATATAGTATTGTCCATACTCTAATTCAATTGGTTTAAAATCTAATTTCATAGGTTCACTTTCTACCCATACGGTATTAGTTCCATAACATTTTGTTAATGGTAGAAAAAAATTAATTTCACCTGGTGGATGTTTATGTAGAGGATCACCATCTGAATGCCAAGTATGTATTGCCTGGTCATTTGGAATATGAACCCTAAATGTAGGCCATTTTTGGTAATGAAATGGTTCATCAAATAACTTGGTTACTTCATTATGAATAAAACCATCATACATTTCATAAAATTCTGTCCAATTGTCATTTAACCTTGTATAAAATGTATCATGAAATTTTGTAGAACTTTCAGTATATAGATTGAGAGATTCAGTTGGCAACAAATCTTTTCGTAGCTCATGTATCTTTTCTAATTTTTCTATATGAAATACATCAGAAACTAAATTTTTAAATGTGTATTTTTTTGTATCAAATTCTACCGTTTTCACATAACTCTCCAATTGATTTTTCATAGTAACCAAATCTTCCACCTGGTTTAAATTGTGGTTTAACCACACCAAATCCCATATAACCATCAACAAATTTATCTACTGGATTAATTCTTACATCCATTGAAACTCTTGTTTCCTCAGTTCGTGGTGTACCTGCATGAATACAAAATGATTCAAACATAAAAACATTATCAAGTGTTGATGGTATCTCATTTGATAATTTTAATCCTTTTTTATTAAAATCAGAATTTATATCTCTCGTTTCATATGCAACTTTAGAAAAAACATTCCAATCTGAATCATATTCTTTTAACCAAGAAATACTTTTTTCTTTATCTATAACATGAAAATTAGAATGTTTATTTTTAGTTAAAGATATCCAAACATTATTTTCTTGTGGTGGATGACCATATTGTATATCCGAATGGAATTCAGGAAATTTAAATTCATTTTTAGAATTTGGTGCATGAAATCTTATCGTTGGTGTTGATTGAAAATAAAAATCAAACTTTAAATAATCATGTAATTCACTTAAAAATCGATGGTATGTAGATATGAATTTGATATCCGTTTCATAAAGCATATGTTGTAATTCATTTTCTTTTTCTCTAACAACATAATCAAATAGTTTCATATCAACCGTTTTGTGTAAATTTTCTAAATCAAAAAACTTCTCATCTACAACATCTCTTTCTGATAATAATCGTATAACCTCTTTTCTAAAAATACGATTCCACTTGGAAGGTATCTTTATAATATCTTTCACCTACACCTCCCGTATCTTTGCCTTATACTCACCACGATTTCTTAACCACCATAATTTTTCACATGCAAATTGAAATTTATCTCCAAAGTATCCTTTTTTATTTTTAGGATTATCTGCCCAACTTTGATTGAATTCAATATTATACCCACCATTTTTAAGTGTTTTTGTATTTCCTAAAATACAATCATGAATATTATAATTAAATTCTTTTACAAATGGATATTCATCATACGGGTTTATAACACCATTTATTTGATACCTTATAATGTCATCCCACAAATCATCTTCAAATGATTGGTTTAAATAATCTTTTAAGAAAACCCTAAGTTCTTTGTAAAATCTTTCTTTATTATTTTTTAAATTTAATTGTATTGCTGTTGCCTCATCGTAATCCCATATAAGTTGATTTTTTGCTCTATCCTCATCTACTTCCTCTACAACTCTACCCAATGAAAATTGGTTCTCTATCGCAAATTCTAAACTACTCAAAGTTGCTTTTAATTCTGAACCAATAAATGTATCCTCATTTTGTTGTGCAAATTTTAATAAATTGTAATAAAAATCTCTGAATGAAACACCATTTATATTTCTTAAATATCTACTAATAAATTGAGTTATTCCTAACCAATGAAAACAACCCACTAACCATTTGAACATATATGCCATCTTCCAATCCTCATGTGGCATAGATTTCGTTCCAATTACAATATCCCATCCACCACTTTGAGCCACAGGATTGTATGGTGTGTGATTTGATTCATATATTTGTGCATACTGAATTCCATATAATTCTCCATATTCCTTTTCGGCTATTGGTGTGTTTGGTAATGCTGCACAAGGAAACATTTTTGCTGATGTATGTAGACCTATTTCCATTAAATAACATAATCCATCAACCCAAGTATCTAATGTTTCTAATGGTAATCCCATTACCAATTCTACATAAGTATCGAGTTCATCTAACTCGTATTTTTTTAAGAATTCCGCCAATTTACCATTATCGATATTTTTTCTTTTTACTGCCTTGAGTGTATCTGGATTCATCGATTGTAATGCTATAGTTACACCTGTTTTATCAAGTTCTTCTTCTTGCATTATTTTGGCAATATCCATCACTCTGTCGGCGTGTCCTTTAGACCAAGATACTGAAAATCTAATTGGGTAACCAGTTTCTCTTTTTTTCTTACCCATGTATTCAACCATCTCTTTATGTTCAGGAAATAAACCGAAGTTGCTATCTGCACAATCTATAAATTCTATTTTATTTTTTGATGCCCAATCTAACTCTGCACATATTTTTTCAATAGAATGTCTTTCTATTTTAGTATAAAGTGTATCACCGATTTCACAGAATGTACAAGCGTAAGGACATCCTCTTGATGGTTCGACCGTCATTTTGAATTTTCGTATATGGTCAGGTTTTTCAGCAATTAATTTATCAAATGTTCCATCCAAGTAAGGACTTGGCATAGAATTTAAATCCTTGATTCTATCCCGTTGTAAATTTATACTCGTGGTTAAATCTTCATTTTTATATGAAATTGCCAAAATTTTACTCAGGTCAGGTTTTTCTTCTAACAATTCTATCAACAATTCTCTTACAGTTTCTTCTCCTTCGTGATGTGCTATAATATCTACAAAAGGTCGTCCTTTGAAGAAGTCATATATTGATGGATTTCTCCTAACCCATCTTGTATTATTTGAACGAGGTGGCATCTGTCCACCATATATAACCACACAATCAGGCCATTTTTGTTTTATCAATTCAGCTATTTCATTGGATAGAGTCCAAGACCATACATTACAAGAAAAAATTGCAATATCTGGTTTTTCTGTGATGTGTTTCATTATATTCTCTTTTTCGTCTTTCCAATATATCCAATTACTTACCCTATAATTCTCAGATATAATTTTATCTGACTTACAATGACTCCATATCACACCAGTACTATATGGCAAACGAACCTCTCCGTATCCAAAAATATTACTAAACTCACATATTAAAAGGTTTTTCATATTGATAAATATAACCTAACTAACAACTTCATTAAAAACCTCAAGTAAAAAATTATTTAAATCAAAATTACACAAATGGTTTTGGTTGTATTTTAGTATCGGAATAGAATCTAAATACAACTGATGCTTTTCTTCCTCACTCAATAAACAAATTCTTTCTATTTCATTTATAATAAATTTACTTCGTTCTATTGGATTTTCAATCTTATCATAAGATTCATCAAATACATTTGGAAAACTTTTAAATCCAAACGATTTAAACAACTCTAAACTATACGCACCTGCATTTAGTATAAACGGATGTAGTATCATACACTTCCAAGGATCACCGACTACTCTTTTAGAATTAAAAGAAGTTTCACTAATAACACTAAAGTAGGTTTTATCATAATGAATTTTTTTAGGATTGGAATTTCCTATTTCAGAACGATAAACTCCGTGTTTAAATGAACATAAACGACTATCCATATCACTTGTTATATCGAGATATATAGGTAATTTTTCTAATAGTTTTGAATTATCTGTTAAATCTATTGGGATTTCTTCGGTTTCACTTTCAAATGGATAAAGTAGTTTTTCTTTAATAGACTCTATACTATCACCATCCCTATTTGTTGCCGATAATAAAAAATACTTTTCTAAATTTCTATTGTGAATTTCTGATAATAACTTTAATTTGTGACCTGGTAAAGTTCCATTGTAATTTAAAAAAGTATAAGGTCTTGGTTCTATGTTGTCTAAGTTTAACAACCATTCTTTATAATCTTTAGGTTTCCCCTTGTATTCATGATTGATTGCCATATCCTTTTCTTTATATATTAAAGAAAATTCTTCATCAGATAGTTTAAAATATTGTGCTCTTGCATATAATTCTAATGTAAAACCAACAAGTATTTTTTCTTTTTCATGTGAACTACATAAAAATTTTACTTGTTTGGTGTTGTATCCCATTTCCATTAATAAGTCTAATAATGGAATTACAGATTTATAATTTAAACTCTCTGTTTTTCTATCTATAACTACCCATAAAGATTTATTATTCCAAGTTTCTTCTTTTGGTGGAAATACATCAATTATATGTTTTTTTAAATATGCTATGTTCTGTTCAAACATTGCCAAGAAAATATCATTAGATTGTACCACCCACAAATGATATTTACTACGAGAAGTATCATACTCACTATACATATGATTAGAACTCCAATCAGGATCTTCAAAATTTCCGTGTAAACTTACATTAAAATCTTTAAATTTATCATAATCAAGAAATTTATTTTGACGAAATATAAAATCTGAAAATTCCTTATCCATTAAAAAATTCCTTTAAAATTTCTTTACTTGTTTTTCCTACATCTATATCACTTTTTATCTCACCGACATCATAATGATAACTTCCAAACTTAGTATCACTATTGAATAGTTCTGCTGTTTCTTTTGTTGTAATGGTTTTTCTCGATACTAAATACTTAACACCACTTAAATTTGATTCTATGGAATCGTATATGTTTTCACAATATATAACATCATTAACTGAATCTTCCGTTAGTGTTATATTTTCTCCATTAACAATTTTAAAAAATGAACTTTGTTTTTTTGGTTGTGGTAGAAAACAAGACACTCGTAGTATTAGATGATTTTCACAATTATCTTGTACAATATCTTCGGCTATTTTTTTAAATATGGCATAAGGTGTTAATGAATGTGGTGCAACTTGAATACTTGAAATATAAATAAATCTTTTGTGTGGTACTTTGACCAACGAATAAGTCAAATCAACATTATCCTCAAAACAACTTTTGGATACTTTTTGTAATTCTTCTAACTTAGAATTAAATGCACAATGTATTATCGTATCCACTCCATTTGATATAATATCGTCTGTAATAGGATTTTCTCTTGTAATACAAATTGGATTTTCATACTTATTAACTAAAAAGGCTCCGAGTGAACCATTAGTTCCTGTAATTAATATTTTTTTGTTTTTCATATTAACTCACTATTTGACTAAACATATTAGAAATCAATCCTTTTATATCAAAATTCATAAATATATTTTGATTATATTTTATTGTTGGTATGGATTCCAAATATAATTTGTGTTTATCTTCTTCACTTAATAAACAAATTCTTTCTATTTCTCTCACTACAAAATCATGTCGTTTCATATCATCTTTTATATCATCGTAGGATTCATCAAAAACATTTGGAAAACTTTTGAATCCCCAAGATTTAAATAATTTTAAAGTACCTGCTCCTGCATTAAAAATCATCGGATGTAAAATAGCAGATTTAATGTGAGATGTAATTCTTGCACAATCATATGATGTTTCATTTGCAAGATAAAAATAAGTCTGATTGTAATGAACTTTTTTTGGTTGGGAATCTCCAATTTCTGATGAACCCTCACCATTAGGTAAAGACACCTCGTACCCAACCGTTTCACTTTTAGAAAGGTTTCTATTTACATCAAGATAAATTGGTAATCTACCTAAAATTTCACTTTCATTAAGACTATCTAATCCTCTTGGATTAAATTCTCTTACCTTTTCTCGTAAGGATGATGGGTATTCATCATCTCTATTTAATGCCGATATTAAACAATATTTATCTAATTTTTTTCTATATAACTCCGACAACAATAATAACTTGTGTGGTGGTAAACTTCCTGCGTATGATAGAAAAGTGTAAGGTCTTGGTTCTGTGTTGTCTAAGTTAAGTAACCAATTTTTGTAACCTTTTGGTTCACCTTTATATTCATGATTAATCGCAATATCCCTATCCACTAATTCACCAAATTTTTCATCAGATAATTTAAATCTTAATGACCTCAAATAAAATTCAAATGGAAAATTCACAAGTAAGTTTTGATTTTCATAAAATGAATTACAAAAAAATTTAATTCTGTCTGTATTATATCCAAGTTTTTTAATTTTACTTTTTAAGTCTACTGCAGATTCTTTACTTAAACTTTCCATTCGTCTGTCGATAACTATCCATAACCTATCATCATTATGTGTAATTTCAGGATGTGGAAATGTGTGTTCTATATATTCTTTTAAAAAAGATTCATTGTCCATATTTTGAAATATTGTATCCGATGGAATAAACCACAAATGATATTTGTAGTTTTCATCAGTAGAATTATTTACAAAACCGAAGTTTCCATCATCATTCCAACAACTGAGCGTACATTTATATTGAGAAAAATCAGTCGATTCCAATACCATCTTTCCAACGGTTGGTGAATTTTCTTTAGTATCCCAATCACCCCAACTCACAGCAATTCCTCAAGTTGGTTAATCATTTTTGATTTCATGTCAGGTATAAATTTTTCGTAAAAATGATAATAATTATGTTTTATAATATCTTCTATTGACCAATACCATTCGTGTATTTCTTCGATTGGTTTATTACATAATTTAATAATTTCATTTTCTACCATACTAAATCTTTTTTCAGTATCATAAATTCCATCATAACTCTCATCGATAAATGGTTCAAAAGTTTTAAATCCGTATTCTTGTAATTTCTTTAGTGCACCCACATCATCTAAATAAATAAATGGTTGTAAATTAGTTATAGGTTTCCAAATTTTTTCACTAAAAATTAATTGATCATCCCAATCAGTAAAGTTATTACCAGTAACTATCTGAAAATAACTATCTAAAAAGTATTTGATATCAAAAACATCGTAAGAATGTTTACATAAACTTAAATCAGGATTATCAATAACCAATGGCATTTTATTTTCGAGTGATGTTTTTTCTTCTTCACTAACCATGTCTCTCCAATCCCAATCAGTAATTTTGTTTGCAAAAGAAACATATCCCTTTTCTAATAAATCATGTTTATTTAAACTTACAATCAATTTAACTCTATGGTCTTTAGGTAATCTATTAAATGAAAGATAATATTTTTTTCTTATTTTATTTTTAGAATTTAACCACTTTTTCATATTTCTTGATGATTTATTATTTCCGTGATACATCATTAATGGATTTTGTTTTGTAAATCTCCATTGGTCTAACGCACAATATTCATATTGTATAATATTAATTTTAGTATTTAAATCAATATTTTCATATGCATGATTACTATCCATGTAAATAAAACTCTCTTGTGGAATATTATATTTTTCTAAAATTAAATGTATCCTTTCAAGTAATGGTATACAAGACAAGCTATCTCTATGATGTGAACCCAATCCTTCATACCCATAATTAACTAATAATTTACACTTACCATTTTGAATATCTTTTATAACTTCAGTAGAAATAGAATCTAAAATACTTACATCATCAAATTTATCTGGCCATCTGTGGTATCCAAATGCCCAAGCAAAACAATTAACATCAACATGATAAATGTAATTATTTTTTATACTCTCAATTGGTAAAGTTTCCATACTCAAATCTTCCCATTGTCTTGTTGCTGTTTCTTGATAATCAAATTTAATGTCTTGTAACATTCCTAAAAATACATTTCCACAATTACATATTTTTTTATTATCAAACTCAAAGTTTTCAAGATTTGGTAAAGGATCACCATCTTCTTTAAATTGGTCAAATCCAAAAATTAATTTATTCATTATTTTTATACCACTCAATTGTTTCTTTTATACCTTCTTCAAAGGAGTAATCAGGCTGAAATCCAAGTTCTGTTGTTATCCTATCAGTACTGACCATTCTGTACGGAATGGTGGTTGGTTTTGAATTATCCCATTCTACCTTTGGAGTTTTACCTGTAACTTTTAATATCGTATCGACAATATCACCGATAGTTACGGTTGAACCATAACCAAGATTGTATGGTCTCATAGATTCCCCCTTTTCTAATATTAGTAATGCACCTTTAACCACATCCTTAACATAAAGAAAATCTCTAACCACATCAGGACTTCCCCAAACCACAAACGGATTTTCATCTTTTAAAACTCTGTGAATAAGTGCAGGTATTACATGACAAGTCTTTGTGTCGAAATTATCATAAGGACCAAACATTGCAGTTCCACGAGCGATTGAAATTTTCATATCAGAAAAATGAGAACAATGTTCCATAATCTTTTCTCTATATCTTCTTGACCACCCATATCCGTAGTATGAAATATATGGTTCATCATCCCAATATTCATCTTCTGTAATCGGATATCTTCTATCAGGATAACCAGTAGAACTATTTATGTCTAAAAATCCCTTTACACCACATTTATTACCCGACTCTAAAAGATTAGATACAAGAGATATTTGACTTTTTGCTATTTTAAAATCAGTTGGTACATCGGATGGATGACATATTTTACCTGCAGAATGAACTATATAATCTGAACCATCTACGAGTTTCATACAATCATCAAACTTTTCTAAATCAAGATTTTCTAAAACCTCTATCCTATCATCTACAACATTTAAAGGTCTATTATGTGTATGTGTTCTAACTTTAGCACCACGATTTAAAAGTTCTTTTATGTAGTGTGTTCCAATCATCCCACTACCACCTGTTACTACTACTTTTTTATTTTTAAAAAACATTGTTATCTCCAATATAGTTTTTATAATATCTTTCTGAATCTATTATCCATTTTATTGTAGCCTGATTTTTCATTAACATTTTATGAATAAATCCAAAATTGTCATCATAATTTCTCTCTAAATAATGTACAACTAATTTTTTAAAATTACTAACAGAATTACTATAATCAGTTGCCGTATTCGTGTTATCTTTTTCGTTATTATGTTCTATCCAATTATCACGATTCCACTTATTGGTATAACTATTATCTGTATAACTACAAAAATCCCAAAAATCCCAATCAGATAAATCTTCAAGTTCACAAAACCACACATTTTTATTTCTAATTAAATTTATAATATGTGGTTGCCAATCTGTATCACCTAAATGATTGTGACCACCATTTTGACCGAACAAATTGGGTGTATAGTATGGACTACCTTCTTTTGATAAAACATCTAAAAAGTATCTCTGTCTATCTAAATCCCAAGTCAAAACATCTCCTTTTGAAAAATCTTTAAAATTACGATAAGGTGATGGATTTCCAGATGACTTCAACTTTAAATCCTGTATGAATCCTGAAACCCATCTGTCTTGTTCATTACGCATAACAACCATCATTTTTGTCCATTTACTATCTTCAAAAATATGTGGCCTGAAAAATCTCGTAAGTGAAGTCGAAGCTACTTTTTCATAAAAAGTTAATCCCAAACCTTTAGGATTACCAACATAGTGTAAGGGTGCTTTATTCTCCATTTTGAATTTCCATTCTATATTGATCCACAAAAACAGACCAAGTGGATAATGCTGGTATAAAATCTTTACAATACACTAAACTAAACAAATCAACAACATCCCTCAATACTTTTTTAAAATAAACTAAATTAGAATGTCCACCACTTTTTAATAAACCCCTATCATTAAGAGCTCCTATTGGAAATTTCCAATCATAATTTGGAATTATATCACTATAATCTATACAATTATATTCTTGATATATTTCTTTTGTAACAAAAAAATCACTATAATTAGGAAACAAAGAAAAAAGTTCTTGTTCATTCATATCCTTTAAATCTCTGTATGTTGTTGATATATCACTACTTATATAAAGTAATTGGTTATCAGTAAATCTTTCAAGATTTTTAGTATCGTGACTTTTGTATATCCGTATCAATTCATTAAAATCACTAAGATAGTCTACCTCTTTATATGCCTTATACAAATCAGTATTTCTTTCGTAGATATCACCGACATCCATACTAACAGGAGTAACATTATTTTTTCTCACATGAACACCTATGGCATTTTTTACTTTATCTTTTATTAAAGACTCTAAATAAGAACTCTTTAATTTTAATAATGTGTAAACTGGAGGTAAATAAAAAATTCCAGTTTTCTCTACTGTACTTGGTTCTGATGCTTCTACATTTTCTATACGATCACCATTTAAATAATAATTTTTAGATGTGTCTAAATCCAATATACTCTCATCCATTGTTAGTTCTATAAACTCTCCGTGTAGATTATCATCTAAAAAAGTAGATTCGGTGTGTGGAAAATCAACATAAGTGGTTTCTGGCCAATAAAACGAGTCGAGTAAAATAGTGAATTTAAAATCATGGTGTTCGGCTATTTTATACGCCAGTGCCCAATGTGGAATACGATTTCCAAAACCAGTACAGATATCACTTTGCCAAAATTTATTCGTTACTTTTAAATATCCCATATCAATCCTCAAATGGATTATGTCTAAAATCCAATTTATTATTTTTGTTTTCTAAATACCAATCAATAGTATCGTCAATTCCGTCCTTAACCGACACAGAATTCTCATATCCATAATTATATGCCCTTGACATATCCAATATTCTTTTATGGTCTCCATTTGGTTTGGATGAATCAAACTCTACCTCACATCCAAATTTATCTGCAATACTTGTTGCAAGTTCTCCTATGTTAACACCAACACCACTTCCAAGATTTAATGGTTCGGTTATCTTGTTTTCAACTGCAAAAATCATTCCTCTTGCCACATCTTTAGAATGAATAAAATCTCTAATTGGTGTTCCATCTCCCCAAACACTCATCGTACCACCTTTACCAGCTTCTTCTGCCTTTCTAATCAAGGATGGAATTACCATCGCAGTTTCTAATTCAAAGTTATCCCACTTACCATAAACATTAGCAGGTCTTACAATAGATATGTTGTCCCAATCATATTGTATTTTGTAACCTTCTGCCTGTAATTCACCCATTCGTTTTGCCCAACCAGGTAACTTATCATTGTCTGAGGGAAAGGTTTTCCACATATCATCTTCATGTGATATTTCTGATGGTGTGTAAACTCCATATGAACTTGTGTATAAATACCAATTTACTCCTGATTTAAATGCGGCCTCCATCATATTGATATTGAATTTTACCAATGGAATAAAATAATTTAAGGGTTTTATTTTAGGCATTTCTGCAGACGCCTTTATACCAGCAACATGAAACACATAATCCATACCTTCACATATTTTTTCACAATTCTCATATATCGTCAAGTCTACTTTGTGAAATTCTACTTCTTCAAAAAAATCAACTGGTTCATCGAGAGAAGCTACTCTTATTTTTGCTCCCCTATCTAATAGTAGTTGTACTAATTCTCTACCTATCATTCCAGTTCCACCCGTTACTAAAACATTTTTATCTTTAAACATTTTTATCTCCCAAATGTAATTAATGTGTATCTTGGATACTTAGCGTAATCTGCCACATGACTTATAAAATGTGGAAATTTAAATTTTTCAAGTGTGTTGTTCATAATTAACGCACGATTGAATTTTGGAAAAATCGGAACAACAGAATCACTATCATCAGTTTCTTCTGAGGCCGTATCTAAATGAAATATTCCTCCCCAATCCCACATCCACGATTGATTAATATAATATATACAACCAATATTACTAACCCATTGGTCTAAATGTGTTCTGTAATGACAACCCTCATCCATTTTA